AGGTTGCGGGAAGATCGGAAGCCTTTTATTTTTGGGTCTGCGGCTGCGATGCCTGTTGCTGCTTCTAACGCATCCTGCAAACTTCCCCCTTCAATGTAAGTTCGATACCAATCCTGAGGGGCGCTGCCTGTTTTGGCAATCTGGTCTGCAGTGCCGTCAAATAATCGACCTGGCTCTAGATCCATTGCAAGATTTCTGTAGGTCATTCGGTTGCCGATCGTGTATCCCACAGCTTTCTTCGGTCCCGTTCCACGCAGAGATGGTACGGCTGGAAGAGGTATAACTTTACGAATACCCCTGATGTATGGTCGGGGCATGCGGGGTGGTACTTCCGCTGGAATCGTTACGTCTCCGACACGCACCACCCAGTTACGCGCAAACTGGCCTGTGTACCAGGGGCCTAGGAATATAAGCTCGCCGACAACACGGGTGGCGGCTTCTTTTGCAACGGTTTGCTTTACTTCCTCTAGGTATGCTCTAACACCAGGGAGTTTGAAGGGGCGTGATGCCATTATTGGGGCCTCGCGATGATGTTATAGAAGACTGGTTTGTCACCTCGGTAAGTTTTGGGCTCGATGATCTTCATGTATTGGTCGGGCGCTCCATCGCGGGGGACGAGGAAGTAGTCGGCTTCAGTTAGGTAGATGTAGTTTATCTGGACTGGATCGATGAGGATTTTTACGTCGTTGGCTTGGTATAGGCCGCGTGCTTCGCGGATGTCGAGGCTGCTGATTACGATTTTGACGTTATAGATGATCTCGTTTTCGACGGTTTCGCCTGTGTTGATGTCGTAGGTGGGGTTGCCCTTTGTTATTAATTGGGCAGGCTGGCCCCACTCGGCGATTAGTTCGTCCGCAAAGTCGAAGGTGGTGTCTACTTTGCTCATTAGTTGCGGTAGAGGCGGATCATCTTATTGTCACCTGTGGCGATGCCCACGGCCCAACATCCCAGTAGGTCGGCTAGCCATGGGAATGCTTGGATGATTAGGGGGTCGCCGCAGGAATCGCAACTGCTGGATTCGGGGTTGCTGAATTCGTCGTACTCGATTTCAAGTACATCCAATTTTTGGCGCTTGACGTACGTTCCAGTGGGAGCGACGCTGCCACCACCGCCTGTGTCGGGGAAGCTGTTGGGGTTCTTTATGTAAGTCATGGCCAGCATGACTTCTGTTTGGCGGATCTTGAAGGGGATTGCGTCACAAGACGCTAGAACTCCGTCGCAACTGGCGTTTTGGCGCGGCCACTTGAGATTTTGTGTGGCGCTACAACGGTCGCCGATGTAGTCGAGCGTTTCTAGCCAGTTGGTGGCAACAATCAGTGCGATGGTCTTTTCTTCGTCTGTTGCTGCTGCCCAGTCGGCGTAAAACGCCATGTTGCCTGCGATTGTATCGGCGTCGGCAAGGGTGACGTAGCTATTACTTTCGGGCCCTGCAAGCGTTGCGTTAAGTACAGGTGCCATTACACAATTTCAGTGTGGGTTACGATCCAACCCGCTTTGGTTAATTCTAATCGCTTGAAGCGGGCTTTCTCTTTTGGTACGTCGACTAGTTGGAATTCTCCGGCTTTGTAGGCGTGGAGGCGTGCCAGGTTGATCATCTTGCCGAGGCTTCGGGGATGTGTTCCTTATTTTATGGCAACAAAAAAGCCCCCTTGGCGGAGGGGGCTTAGTGTCAACAACTAACGCCTATGGATAGACGGTTCCGGCGATCGGGGTGTTGACCTGGATTTGGACGATTGGCACAAGCTTGGGTGTCTGGTATGCCAGAGCCCAGTTGGCGCCTGTTTCCAGTTGGGTGTTGGTGGGGTTGTCCACCGCATTTGTCCAGCTGGTGCCCATCACATGCATACCGTAGTGGTAGTCAAGTGACATGACGTCTTGCTTCGAGAGGATGTTGCGGTCAACCTCCGTGCGGAGCTCCTGTTGGACACCCTCGTTGACCACGCCGCCGCCGAAGGCGTAGACGGGGAAGCAGGGGTATTCGCCAGTGGTGCCGTCGTTGGAGGCTTCCAACATGTCGTCAACAATTACGCGAGCGCCCATGAAGTAGGCCACGTCGTCGTTGCGCAAATTAATGCCGCCCCCGCCCCATTGGATCGCTCCACCGTCGACCAGGGAGGATGAGGAGAAGGTCAGGGCGCCGACTTGGACGAGGTAGTAATACACGGAGCTGTGCATTGCTACGGCGGTGATGTCGCCACCGCGTTCGCCGAGCTTGGCGCGGGCTTCAGCGAATACCTGAGCGGTCAGGTAGTTCGACTCGTCGGGTGCGACGGAGCCGGAGCACTTGGCGATGACGTTATCGTCCAGGGCTGTGTCGAACAGACCTTCGACCTGAGAAATCAGGGTGGAGGTGCGCAACTTGAGGATGGCGCGAGTCAGGTAGCTGCGGATCGCGGCCATTGGATCACTGCCGGATCCGAGGGATGAAAGATCGTCCACTGCATAGGAGAAACCCCTGTGCATGATGGTCATGATCTGCTCGTCCGCAGTGATTTTCTGCGGGGTCAGGTAGCCAGCGCCGCTGGTTCCCCAGGTGCTGTTGGACTCGATTACTTCCTCGGTGGGGTTGATCGGCTGGAAGAATGGCACGCGCACGCGGACACCGCCAGCACGGCAGTCGAGGGCTGCATTACGCACCATGACGCCGGATTGGATCCAGGCGCAACGATTGAAAATTTCTTCGCTGATGTAGCTAAGAAATTCTGGGCGTGTTACCAGATCGGGTAAAAAGGTACCGCCTGAGTAATTCTGGAAGGGGGCTGCCACGGCAGTAGTCTCCGATGAAAAAAGTTAGGGGATCTAGCGGCCAGCTTCGAGTTTCAAAGCTTTGGCTAGGTCGGGATTTTCAACTTCGAGGCGTAGGGCCTCTGTCAAATTGCCGTTGCGATAAGGGTTATCGCGACCGGGTGCAACGCTGCCAGCTGGGGCGGACCCCATTCCTTGCGCACCGGAGGCGCCGAAATGGTGCTGCCAATCGTTTGATTGCTTCAAATGGGCTAGGTATTCGCCAAGTGGTTGTTCAACGCCCCCGTTCAACACCACTGGTAAACCTTCCTCGTTTTGACGCAGCTGGGATTGCAGCAACAAGTACATCTGTTGTGAATTGACCGCTCCAGCAGTGTTGATCTGGCTTAGGGAGGCGGCGCGGAGTCGGTCCTGTTCGCGTTCTTGCGTGGTAGTCGCAAGTTTGGCTTTCAGTTCCAGAATCTCGGCGTCACGGACGGAAACCGTTTTCTTGGCTTCGTCCCAGAGTTGGCGGAATTGACCTTGGTCCTCTAGGGATTTTTGGGTCGCGGCTTGTTGTGCGTTGCGGATTGACGAAAGTTCCTCGCGGACTTTGGTCAGTTCGGTTTCGGCTTCTTTTGCCTTACGTTCAGCTTCCTTGGTGTGCTTGTTGGCAAGACCGAGTTTTAGCTTCAGACCTTCGTCCTCGGCACTGCCGGGGGAAGATTGCGTAGGCATGACAGGCTTGTTGAGAAGCGCAGGATCTACAGCCACGGACTGCGTTGTGTCGGGCACTGCCTCGACTACTGCTGTTTCCTCAGACATTTGCTAGTGAAGTTTGCTCTTCTATTATAGGAGCTTACTTTTTAGGGTAGTTTTGAATAAATAAGTCCAGTTTTCCTTCTATGCGTACCATGTGCTCTTCGATGCGCTCCATGGCCTGGAAATGTTCGGTGCGGCTTACATAGTTTTGGGCTACAGATAGTTCTACGCCGTCGACTCTTTTGTCGAGCTCGTTGATGCGGGTGTGGAGTCTGTTGGTTAGTGCAGCCATGGCAGCTACCAGTGCTATACCCGCTGAAACGCTCGCCTCGATCACCGTTCCAGGGGGTCCTTTCCTGTCTTAAGGATAGCTAAAGCTCGGGTGTAGTAGTAGGTGTGGGTTTTGTTTGCTGCTTCTAGGGCCGCTTTTATTTTTCGCCAGTTTTCTAGGGTGTCGGGGTGCATTAAAAAAGGGGCCGTGAGGCCCCATTTTATTTGGTTTAGCTGAGGCGGATCTTTACTAGGGGGCCGGTGCGGTAGAGCTGGTTGACGGCGACACCGGCAGCTGCTGCAGCGGTGTCATTGGCTGCGTCGACGAGTCCGCCGCTCAGGGTGAAGGCCGCACCAACGGTCAGGTTGGTGGAGAATTTGCCGTCACCACCGACATCCAGTGTGTGGTCCGGGTCAGTCTTATTGACAGAAACTCCCTGTCTCTCATCGAAGTAAGCGATGGGCTGACCGCCGCCGTAAACGACCAAACACTCCTTGTTGATGTCAACGTAGGAGGCGCCGATCTTGAAGACCGTGTTCATGTCGGCGTGGTCTGTTCTGCTGAACTCCAGTTCAACAGCAGAGCCATCGCTCTTCTTGAGCAGGATGTCGCCAGTGAAGTTCGCGCCAGTGAGAGCAGCCTTGAGGGCTAGAGCGGTGTCGACGTCGGATTCGTTGGTGTCGACGTCGGTTTGGACGGCATCGATTGCG